AACGATTAATGTTTTCATGACGCCACATTACACAAAATGTGAAACCATTACAAGCGTGTCCTTTTGTGCGTATCCTTGTGCGGTGCGGCTTTTATCCCCGTAGAATCAAAAAAAGTGTAGAATCCCCTTAGCTCCACTCCGGTGACAATCAGATGCCAACCAATGGAATTGGCGCGGCGTTGGGGGCTTGTAATGGGTTGATTTTGATGATTGTGTAAGAAAACCAACGCCATTCATTGAATTTCATAGCACATTCACAGTTTATGGGTTCCTTTGTGCAGAGAACCGCGATTTTGTGCGGGCTTTGTGTATGGCGACTGTATTTCAACGAAAGGGATCTGAAGTGTGGGTAGCGGCGTTCCGTGCGTGGGATGCCAGTGCGGGGGCGTGGATCTGGCGGCAGAAGTCAACGGGCGTGACTGACAAGGCCACAGCGGGCGGGATCGCGGCTATGCTGGAGAGATCCAGCGGGGAGGCGAAGGCGGGGACGCTCTCACGCGAGAAGGCTCAAGAGATGGTGAACGAGATTCTGCGACTGGCTGGCCTCCAGATTATCGAGACGGCTCCTAGCCTCGAAGCGGTGGCGACGGCCTTTCTTGACGAGGGGGAGCAGACGATAGCGGAGTCCACGGCGCGGCGGTATCGTGGGCAATGGGAGACGCTGAAGAAGTGGGCAGGGGCGCGTATCACCGAGGGCGTGGACGCCTGGACGACTGAGGACATGGCGAGTTATTACAAGGACATGAAAGCCAAGTTCAGCGTCACCACGGCGAACGGGCATCTGAATTTTGCATCGATGGTCTTTGGGCGAGCGGTTGACCTGGGGCATCGGTCGAACAACCCGACCGTGCTTGTGAAGCGCATGGACAACGATTCAGTCGCGAAGGAAACCATCAGCCATGCACAATGCGCAGCAATGTTGCGAGTGATGAGGAAGAACAAGGCGCACGACTGGACGGCGCTCTTGGGGCTCGGGTGGCATACTGGCCACCGACTCCAAGATTTGCTTGATGTGACTCCGGCGCAACTGGCGCAAGATCCTGAGTTCGGATGGCTGCTCACATTGCTGCCGGAGAAGACAAAGCGGAAGGGGCGCACGGTGGTCTTGCCGATTCCGACATGGATCGCTCTGCGACTGCGGCGGCTCGGTGGATTCAAGAGTATCAAGGGCGGCGACAATCGTAGCGGGCGAGTCTCCGAGGCGTTTCTTGTTTGGATGAGGGCGGCTGGGATTGACCCGTGTCCAAAGAAGCGCGGGCCTCGGGTGGTGAACCTGCGGAGCTTTCACTCATTGCGGCACTCCATGACCACTCGGCTGACCTCTGCGGGCATCAGTGGGGAACTGGCGCGACTGGTGACAGCGCACAAGTCGCCAGCGGTGCAGCGGGCCTATGTTCACGCGGAAGTCAGGGCGCTGAAAGAGGCGCTTCGAGTGATGCGGGCGCGGAAGGGGTGACCTTGCACCTGTCGCCCCAGCCCATGTGAGCGTTGACAATCCGCGCTTTGTTGGCGGCGGCTTTCTCGGTGGCAAATGGCCACGCTTTGGACTGCTCCAAGGTGAAGCCGTAGCCCATCCGTTGCACGCATCGCGGTGTGCGCGGCCCCTGCAAGTAGTGGGTTTGGCCGTTGATTGCTGCGGTGATGTGGAGCGGGCTCATCGTGACAGAGGCGTCCAGCCTGACGGTGGCTTGGGTAGATACCGCCACATGGAAAGGTCAAAGCATTTGCTGCCCGTCGATGCATGGGTCCAGTGATTAAATTGGATGCAGACGATAGCTATGGAGCCCGTTTTGAGCAGGCCAAGGACAGGCACTCCCTCGTCCAGATCGTCAACGTCGATGCGTAGCCGCCATTCGGTATCGGTATCTGTGATCACCTCCGTTCCTCCTTCAGCATTTTGGACCATTCCTTTTCGATCAGCCTCGCGACAAACGAGGACCACGTTCTGCCGTCCATGTCGGCCATCTTCTGCGCCCGCTCGATGGTCACCGTGGACATGCTCATCGTCTTTTGAGACTGGCCCGGTGCTCGGACGCAGACGCGCTTCTCGCGCACCTTCACGATTTTGATTTTGATCTTGGGCTTTTGCCGTTTGGGTTTCTTGAGTGCCATCTTGCATATTATTATATATTATTATTGGAGTCAAAGGGTATCACACATAGCTAGGCCAGTTGCATTCGACGAGTCCGCCCGTCTCAGTGGCGCGGCGGATGATGGAGGGGCCAAGGCAAGTGTTGAGCTCTGCGGCCTTGAGGTTGGCGATGATGACGGTCGGGAGCAGTGAGTCGTAGCGATGATCCACGATATTGACCAGCGTGCGGTTCTCCCATTCGCCTTCGCTTCGCTCCTGGGCCTCGTCGATGACAAGGAAGGGGGTGCGGCGAAACTTTGAGATGACATCGCTCTCGATCTCCTTCGTCTGCGGGTGCCAGCTGCGTTTGATGGCCTCGAAAATGTTGTGCGCCTTGACGTAGGTTCCCGGCTTTCCGCCTTTCCGCTGCCGCTCGCGCTCCATCCAGGCCGACATCACGGTTTTGCCCGTGCCGCGATCTCCGATGAAGAGAAGCAAGCCCTCCTTCGTTTTCGGGTAGAGCGCAACGGCCTTCGAGATAGCTGGACCTGTCGCGGCGTCGAGGGCGCGGATTGCTCGCTTCGGCCAGCAATCGGCAAACTCGACCTTTGCGGTCTTTGGGGCGGGTGGGAGTGCATCGGGGTTAAGGCTCGGGTCGCACGCCTCGCAATAGGCCAGCATTCCGATGGCGGTGAAGGGGTCGCCGCATCGAACGCAATCGCGCCGGGTTGTGTAGCTTAGGCGTTCGAGGACTTCTGCAAATGGGTTCGGGGTCATAATCTGGGGAGAGTGTCGGCGGTGTGGACGGTTTCGATTTCGCGTTCTCTGCGCGGGTCGGTTTTGGGTTTCTTCTGGGTGGAGGCGTGCGCCCTGCCGATCTCGCCGGGGAGATTGTTCAGGAACGTGAGCAAGTCATGCCGGAGAATGTTTCTGTCGCGGTCGGCTGGCCAGTTGGCGGCGTAGTAGGCTTCCAAAGCGGCGAGGTCATCCTCGGGAACGATTCCGATTTTCTTGTAGGCCCGAATCTCCTTGTCGGTCCACGGGGTTGATTCCCTGCGGTGGAAAATGGCGGCGATGCGCTTGGATTGCGTGGTGGTGGGGATCTTGCCCGATGCCTTGCCATCGGTGATGCCGCTCTTGGGTTTTGATTCTTCTGAATCCCCCTCGCCCGACGAAGGCGAAGCCGGAGGAGTTTCGGGGGCTAAGGGGGTTTCTTTTAAAGGAGAAGGAGAAGGAGAAGGAGAAGGAGAAGGCAGCTTTGGTTTGGCTTTGTTTTCTAAAAAGGGTTGGCTTTCCGAACCCTTTTCGTTTTCGGTAGGGTTGGCTTTGGGTCGCCCTCCTTTTTTCCCGAGGTCAGACTGGCGCTTCTGGTAGGCTTCACGCTCAGACCGAACCCGTTCCAGTCTGGCGTTGCGATAACCGTCTGCGCCCAGTTCAAACTTGGCGAGCACCTCGCCTAGTTTTTTGGGGGAGACTCCAGCAATGCGGGACAGTTTGGATTCATCTGCGGGAATTGAGCCTTGCTCCCATTGGAAGCAGAGCAGGCGAATGTACGCGCCGACCTCCTCCGTAGTCAGTAACATGGTGCCCAGAATGAAATCGGACGGGTAGAAGGGGAATGATTGAGAGGTCTTCACGGGCAAAAAAAGAGCCCACCGTGTGAGACTCCGGTTCTCGAAAGAACGCGGCACGGTGGGCAAACTGTGTTTTCATCGGTCTCAAGCGATGGTGCCGACTGGCGGCGTAGGGATGTAAAATGAGATGACATCTTATGCAAGAGCGGAGTGCGTTATTTATTCAAAGCGTCCTCGCGCTCCTTGGCGTCGCGCATGTCCTCCATCCAGCCGAGAACGTCAGGGTCGTCCTCTTGCATGGCGGCTACGCGCTCAAGTTCTTGGATCTGTGCGCCGGTCCAGCCGGAGCGGGAAAGAAGCGCCTGGGCGATCTGTGCGGCCTCGCGCAACATTGGCGGGGTGATGGGTGCAACGTGGTCGTCCTCGCTGTAGAGCATCGCTTGTTCGTGGGTTTGTTCTTGGAATAAGGTGCTCATAGTTCGGCGTACGGTAAGTGGTCTATTCCTTCAGGCAGCATCACGGACGCAATCCGAGAGCAGTTGTTTGGCTTCCGTTCATGGACATGCTTGGCAAACGCAACTGCAACGGAGCGAGTCAGAGCCAGAAAGACCAGTGGTTTACCCTCAGTCGCAAGTTTGTGCGCTAGCGTCCAGCATTGACTGCCCACGGGTCGCTCGAAAACCACGTAGTATTTCCTGAAGGTTGATTCATCCTTGATTATCATTTGGTTTCCTTTTCCACGTTGTTATTATGTGCGTCAAAGCCACGATCCCAAGGCCGTTGGGCTGCGATACTTCCTGCTCCCAATTCTGGTAACTGCGGATGGAGATTCGCAGCAATGCAGCGGCCTCTTTTTGGGTGAGGTCGTTTTCCATCCTCCAAATCTGAAGTTGTCTGGCAAGTTTCATATCAAAAGGGAATGTCGTCGTCTTCGCAGGGCTCGAAGTGTTCGGGGTTGGCTTGTGGCGCGGGTGTCCTGCTGGCCGCTGGCCGTGGTGCTTGCCTGCGTTCTTGGGGTTCCCGGCGCTCTTGCCGTGGCTGTTCCTCGCGGAAAGCCTCGGAGTCGAACAGCTTACCGTTTCCGAGGAAAGGAAGATCTTCGCGGGCGTCGCGCTCCTCTTTGGTGGCCTTCTCTTTGACGAAATGGGTGTTCCCGTAATCGTTGGGGCCGTTCTTGTTCTCGATGGCTTCGAGGTTGAAGTACACCTTGCCGTTTTGGTGCGGCTTGGCGCGGGAGGCGGCGAGGTCGATAACGAGAATGTCTTTCCCGCTGTTCGAGGTCATGCGTTGAGCGCCTTTGATGGCGGTGAGGTCGATGGAAATTTCAACTTTTCTCATGGGTGTCTATTTCTTGGCTGAGTGAAGGGAGGCGCGGATGGCTCCGGCGAGGTCGGCGGACTCAATGGAACGCTCGCCATTCCAACGCCAGAACGGAAAGCGCCGGTCAGGCGGATACTGGACCGGGCGCGGCTTGTCGCTCCAGCCGTAGAGGCGGATGGCAAGCCGAGTCAGGCCGATGGAGAGGAAGAGGATCTGGCGTGAAAGCCAGCGGGTGAGCGTGTTGGATTGCATAGGATGAAATGAGATGTCTAAATGAGGGAATGGACGTTGGCGAATTTGCCGGATTGATTTCTGCGACGAGCGCCGGTTTCACAGGCGAGTCCGAGTTTCTTTAGCTCGGTGAACCGTGGCCGGACGGACAACGGGGAGAGGTCAAGATGCGCTGCGCACTCGTCGGCGGTCATGGCTCCATGGGTGCGGAGCGCGGACTGAACGAGGAGACGCAAGCGGGAGGCTTCAGAGGGCAGGGGGGCGGCTTCTAGGCTTGTGTTCATGGTGTTGTGGGTTAAAAACGTGAAACGGCCTTTTCCAGTCCGTTGTTGAGAATCGAGATCCGCAACATCTTGTCCCGAGTGCGGGCCACCATCTTCTCGGTGATGGCACCCTTGAGGCAGGGAATCCACTGGACGGACAGGGACTTGCCGCCTACGCGGTCAATGCGCCCGGTGGCTTGCTCCATCTGGACAACGTGGTCGGTGGGGAAAATGTAGCTCACCCGTGGTCGCTCGCCGCGCTCGTCGTGCAGGGAAACCGATGCGCCTCCGGCTCCGATGTTGGAGACGAGCACATGCACACGGTTGGCTTGGAACTCCCGCTCGAAATACTGGCGGCGTGCTTTCGGCTGGCCTCCGTAGAATCCGGCGTTCGTGTTCAGGAGCTTGGAGAGGGCAATGCGCGACTCGTTGAAGTTCATGAACACGGCTATGCTCTTGTCCTCCTCCAGATCGGCGCGGATACGGGCGGCGATGTAGGGTACTAGTGTCATCTCGCACCGTTGCCACATTTTCATGCGGGCCTGAGACTCCACCATGCGGGCGCGGGCTTGGTCCATGCCTTGCCGTTGGAGGCGGTCGATCATTTCCAGCGTGTCTTTCCACTCCTGCTCGATCTTACGGCCCTCGGGCACATCGAACGGCAAAACTTCAATTTGAGTCTCGGGGCATTCTTCACCCAGGTCTTGTTTGCGCACACGGCACCCACGGCGGGGGAATAGCTGAGAATGGATGCGCTGGAGGTGATGGCTGCGAAGATCCCACTTCCAAGTGCTGCGCTGTTTGACGCATCCATGAGCCGACAAGAAGCGAGCCCAATCGTCGCCCCCTTGATGCAAGCCAGTGATTCGGCCCGCGAACCGCATTTCAAGCGGGCTGATGGCAATGGTGGCACTGGCCACAATGATCGGGATGCCTTGGCGAATGGCAGCGGAGCAGCAACGGACTGTCAAATTTTCGTCATGCCTGAGAGCCTGAGCTTCGTCAAGGATCAGAACCATGTCCTCGGCGTGCTTCCATGTGAACTTGCCGGTTAAGTCCATGGTGGCAATGTGCGGGCGGAAGGCACCGCGCACGGCCTCATAGGTTGAGATGAAATGCGGCTCTGCCCCAAAATGGACGAAAGCCTTGCGCCATCCGGCCTCTCCTACACTCGGGCAGAGAACGCCGATGCGCTTCCCGGTCTGGAGTGCGGCGGCGATGGCCATGTAGGTCTTGCCAGTGCCCATGTCTGACAGGTCCACGGCTCCAGGGTATCCCCATTCCTCGCGTCCCTTGGAGAGCGCCCGGTAAAGCTGGCGGGCAGGGTCCACCTGATAGCCTCGGAGTTTGGCGACGATCTCCGGCGACAACTCGGGCAAGTCGAGGTGTATCTCTGCCGGGATAAGTGTGAAAGTCTGCTGTTGAGGTTGGGGAGCAGCTGCGGCCTCCAGTCGCTCGATGCCTATGGCGGTCAGCGTCAACCCCTCGGGCGTGATGGCGAGCCACTGTTGCAGCATCCATTTTCCGTTGTGATTGCGCAGTCCGAAGCCACGGCCCAGCCATTGCCGCTTGTCCTTGGCCCAAGAGCGCCGGAATGCTGCCTCGGAGGGCATCGGGACGCCGACCTCGCGAAACATGCACTTTCCGGCTGCGGTGTATTTCTCATGCAACGCGGGAATGGATAGACCTGCGATCACCACGGGGGGCGATGGGTCAGGCACAAGGTAGCTGGAGGGTGCGGCGGTCACTTGAAAAAGTAGATCGGCACCCGTGACAGCCCAGAACCCGGCTTACGCCGGAACTGCCACGGGACCGAAAGGGTTTTAGGTTGGCTCGTCCTCGGAGATCGGAAGCGCCATCTGGCGTTCGTCGTTGGTGATGTCCTTCACCTCGATGACCTCTAGGGTGTCGAGACGAACGAGCGCCTTCTTCTCGGGGTGGTAGATGCGCTCTCCGGTGTGGGTGTCGAAGCCGGAGCACTCGAAATACCATTCACACTTCACCTCGCGGTCGGTTTCGCCCGTGATGATGATACCCGCGATGCGTGAGCCTCTGGCCTGCTTCTCTTCGATGCGGGCCTTGTACTCGCTGCCGCTGGCTTTCTTGGCGTCCTCCAAGCGGGCGATCTGCTGGATGATTTCGCTTTGCTCTTTCGCGAGGATATTGGTTTCCTCGGAGTTGACCCGGCAGCGGAGGTTGCGGGTTTCGGTGGCCTCGGGCCACATTGGCAGGGTGGGGGTTTCTTCGTGGATTTTGAGTTCGTTTTTCATACGATGTTGTCTTATTGTTGTTTTGGGTTGTTGGCTCTCAATCGAGGGCCAAAATGTGGATGCGTGCGCCAGAGGCTTCGCCTGTCCCGGCGTAGCGTTTGATAATCCTGCCGTCGCACACTTGGGCGTCATCTCGCCAGACGCCGCACGCCGTCAACGTGTCGAGCACCGCCTTGTCGCAGTTGTCGCGGTCGGGCTTGACTGTGTGATAGGTCGGCGCGGAAGGCTTTAGTTCCCCCTTGGAATTGAAGTGACCCTTGATGCGCGGGAAGATAACCGTGATGTCCACGCGAACGGCTCCCGTGAACAACGGGAACGTCGGTTCATTTTGGGTTGCTTCAGTGACGGCACGACTAATGCAACCTTTCCAGTCGTCGGCGGTTCCAGGCGTGTACATGCGGACGAAGCCACCACGACGGGCCGCTTTGGCGCGAGGTTGGGCTTTTGGGAGCCCGCTAACCAGCAGATCGAGCACCTTCATTGCACCTCCTTCGATTTGAGAATCAATGCCTTGGCCTCATCCGTCAGCGAATAAATGAGGATACTCTTTTGGCTGCCGCCCTCGCTGCATCCGCGCATTGAGGTGAGGAAGCCAATTGCGGTGAAATCGTCCAAAACCCCTCGGGTCAAAGCCATGGAGAGTTCCGGCTTGAGACTCAGGCGGATCACATTGGCTCCCGCATCGGTAATGGCGAGACGGGAAAGCACACGGGGATGGTTTCGGGTGTAATGGTCCCCCAATCGGGCGAAAAGGAGACGTTCGAGGCGCGAGGGGCGGGTAATCGGTGGTTTCGGCATAATAAGAGGATAAGATGGAATGAGATGGTTTAATCAGCGAGAACCCAACGTCCGGTTTCGCCTTGCTCGAACTCGTAGGCGGGCCAGCAACGGCGGATTCCAGCGAAGTCTTGGGGCTCGCCCGCTTCGACATACTGGCGGGCGCATTCGAGGAAACGATCTACCCGGCTCAAGCCCTCGGGGATACCGAGAGCAAGACGAGCGAACTTGACGCCACGGTTCAAACTTGGATCGAGCGGGAGATCCGCAACGCGGCACATCGGCGGGCGAGGTGCGCGGCCTTCTTGGTCCTTGGCCAGCACGATGAACGGGGTCTTGGTGACGCTGATGTTGATGGCCGACAAGAGTAGTTCGTGGAGGTGGGCATACCACACCGCTTGGAGGTGGTAGCCGTATTCCCAGCAGTCTTTTTCAAACTGCCTCGGGTGGCGGCGAGTGGTTTTGACATCGGGCAGGTAACGCATGTGCTTCGGCAGAATGTCCGGCCTCCACTTCACCCAGCAGTTCCAGCGAGGGTGAAAGAGAATACCGGATACCTCGCCCTCGAAGTCCTGAAGCTCGCTCATGGCGTCCTCGTTCATGTGCAAGGCTTGCTGAAGCTGGCGGCAGGTTTTCAGGTGCTCCTTGAGGCTTTCCTCGGTGACGATGATCTTACCGGGGTGCGCCTCGCGTGCGAGCGCCCATGCCTCTTCTCCCTTTTTGGTGCTCTCGCCGTAGGGTAGGCCAGTGCGCGGGTTGATGGGGATGTCAGCGAGCGCAAACGCCGAGGCCCAAGAGGTCTGCGGCTCTAAGACGGCCATGTGAACGAGCGTGCCGTCCGTAAGAGCGTCGGTGTCCTTCTGTGGGGTGGTGAGCTTCGCGAACATTTCGGCGGGCGTGTCGCACTTCAGTAACCCGGCTGAGATGGCCGGGAATGCGTGATACTCGGCGGCAGGGATGCGGCGATAGCCGAACTTGCCCGGTATCAGCGTGCCGGGAAGGGGAAGATCTTTGTTGGTGTAGTCGGTCCAGTTCACAGCTTCACCCCTTTCGCCTTTGCGATTGCTGCGTCTATCGGCTCCCAAGAAAATGCAGGATCGTCAATAAATGGAGAGTCCCAATTTTTGGCCCATTCTTTGAGTTCTTCGAGTTGCACTAGAAGCTCGTTGCGCTGGCGTTCGAGTTTGCGGGCGAAGTCAGCGGTAACATATCCACTCATTCCATAGTCGGATTGTCTGCTAATAATCGCCGCTGCCGCGTCTGTTTCAGGTGTCGGTAGATCAATCATGGCGGTGTTACTTGAGGGCTAGAGCGATGGCGACCAACTGCGGCCCGGTGCATTCGTCGAAGCACTCGGGCAGGTTCAGGGAGCCGTATTCCTTGTGCAGCTGGACCCAGGATTTGACGCCTTTGAGCTTGGCGCGATCCTCGATGAGTTCCGCCCTCCACGCATTCAGCCCTGGGTGAGTTGGGTTGGCCAGCCCGAGGGTATTTAGCCGACTCGGGGAGAGATCGCCCAAAGTGCCAACGCCACTGGAGTCTGAGGGGTCGGCCAATGCCGTCCATGTGCTCTGAGCCTCCTCGCAGAAGTGCCCCATGCTCGGAACGTGGCAGAGGCGGGTCCATGGGGTGGACGGCTGCGGGGTCGGCGCGGCCTGCTCGTTGATCGGTTGCCCGAGGCGTTGCGCGTCGTCGTCGTCTCCCACGATAAGGTGGAAGTAATCAACGAGCGCGTACCGCTTCCCGTAGGTGTGAGCCATGCCTTGGCGTTGGGTGAGATTGACGCCGCGATTGCCCTCGGGAAAGAGGACATCGAAGGTGACGCTATCGGTGTCGGTGCCGTTGCTCACCTCCATGACAAGTGATTGAACCCACGCGGAGTTGGTCGGGTTGGAGGAATCGACATGGCGCACGGTAGACGGCTTGAAGCCTACGGACAGGCCAGCGTCGGAGAGTGCGCCTTGCAGGCTATCCCAGACGTCCGCATAGCTGGCATAGTCTGAGTTGATACCCGTGTTTCGGGCGGTTTTAACGACCACGATCCCGAGGGATCGGACTTTGTTGATAGATTCTGTGAGTGATGACATGAGATGGGTTAATCGTCTTTGGAGATGGGACCGCAGTCGCAGGCGGCGGCGGTGTCGGCTTTGCAAATAGAGCAGTAGGGGGTGGGGTCGGTGTCGTTGGTGCAGTGCTCGCCGCACTCTTCGCAGAGGTCGGGGAGCAGAATGGCGGCACCACAGCAATTGCTGGAGGCAGTGGCGTCGCGGAGGTCGGCTGGGTCGAATGACATTAGAGGGCTTGGGCTTGGGTTTCGATCCACTTGGCGAAGGACTCGGCTTTTGCCTGAATATCAGCGAGCACCCTTTTGGCTTCGGGTGTAGAGACGGCAGGAAAGGCAAGAGCGCGGACAGTGGCGGCAATGCCTTTGACCTTCGCCTTGTCAGGGGCGCGGGCGGCTTTGGCGGCTTCCGCTTCGGCTTTTACCCGGGCGGCTTCCTCGGCTGCTTTCTGGGTGGCAATTTCAGCCTCCAGTGCCTCACGGGCCTCGCGCTCGGCCTTCGCCTTGGCTTCGATAGCCTCGCGCTCCTTGCGGGCCTTCTCTGTGGCTTCACGCTGGGCTTTCTCGGCAGCTTCGCGCTCGGCCTTCGCCTTGGCTTCGGCTTCGGCCAGTGCCTTAGCGGCTGCCTCGCGCTCGGCCTTCATGACTGCCTCGCGCTCTGCGGCCTCGGCCTTCATGCGCTCGTTCTCGACTTTGATCCGCTCGCGCTCGGCGGCTTCGGCTTGCTCCCGTGCGATGCGCTCGGCCTCGGCGCGTTTGGCGGATTCGATCTTCGCGGCGTGAAGCGTCTTGGTGTCCTCCAGAAAGCTGGCGAACTGCTCGTCCGTCATGCCATCCATCGGCGGCAGGACTTGCCCCTCTGTGATGAACGGGCTGATTGCCTCGGTGCGCTCGGCCATGATGCGGGCGGCTTCAGCGGCTTGCAGGCGGTCGGCAAACTGCTCTTGCTCCTCCAGATGCCGTTCAAGCGGGACAATAGCGGCAAGCAGAAGGTTATTTACTCCGTCGATGGCTTTACCCATGCGGAGAGAATCTTCCTTCAGAGCCTTGCGGGTTTTCTCGGCGGCGACACGAATGTTCTTGAGTTCGAGCCGTGCAATCCTGGCCATTTTCATTTCGGCGGTTTGCGTGAGATCCGTGACCTTGATGGCGAGGGCTTTAACTCTCCATTCCTCGGCCTTGGCAAAGGAGTCTTTAAATCCGGCTTCAATGCTCGAAAGCAGGGAAGGCGGCAGGGATGCGTCAGTGATCGGCACAAGCGCGGTTTGGGTGGGGGTAACGTCGATGGTTTGCATACGATGGTATTTTGTTTGGTTTGAGGTGACAGGGGTTAGTTGTGGCGGACGATCCACCGATTGACGGCGGACTGAATGCGATGGGTGAGACGGTCGAAGGCTTTGTTGGCTTCCCGCTCGGTGATTAGGTCGGCGCGTTCGAGTTTGCGGATGGCGTCCGCGTATTGCTCCAGCGTTTTTCCTGCCCGAGGGGATACATAGCCCGCGAGTTGTTCGGAGAGCGCCGGAGCGCCGTGTTGATAGGCCACCTTGAGATCAATATTCATCGTCGCGGGAGGGGATGTGGTTCCAGGCGTCTTCGGTGATGTCATCCAGTTGGCTGGCCGTGGCGTCGAAGTCGTCGCCATTTAAGGTGATGCTGGTGATCTCGATGGTGGCAGGCTCTGGCGGGTTGGTAGGCCGCTCGCCTCTGGGGCCGGAGGCGGGACAGCCGGGGCGAAAGTCCGCCTCAATGGTGAGGCAAACTTCGCCGCCGTCCTCGTCAGCGATCCAGTATTCAAAATCAAAAGTTCGGGTTTGCGTTCTCATTTGCTCCAGTAATGAATGACCATGTAAACGATTCCAAAATAAGCACCCACACCGAGGGCGACCAAGGCCAGCCCACCACCAATGCAGGCGAGGTAGGATGACTTCTCGTATTCGTCGGGGCGGCGGTGTTGAGTCAGGTCAACCAGCGGGGAGTTGTCGGGGCGTATTTTATTCATTGGGGGATAGTGGCGAGTTTGTTGATGCAGCGAGCGGCGAGCACGGACAGGGCCAGCCGCAATTCGCGGGTGCTGCCTCCTGTTTCGGCTGCCATGACCTTGGCAAAGTCGTTGACGGTATCGTTCAGCCAATAGCTGCTTTTTGGGTGAGTCGGGGACTCCAACTCTGCAGCGACAAGGCACACAGCTGTTTGCTGTGCCTTGGTGAGTTCCGCCATCCATTCGGAGGCGGTCAGTTCTGTTTCTTGATCGGGTGTTGTTGTCATACCGGGTTCTGGGTCGGTTGTTGGACTGGGTTGGGGGGGGATTACTTCGCGCCCCTCTTACGGTGCTGTAGGATGGAATGATATGCTGTGCGTTTATTGTCATCTGGAATCACGCCTTCAGCCACTAGCCATAAAACGGCGGTCCAGATCGAGTAACCCTTTTGGGTGAGCGCATCGACCACCGGGACAAAGGCAACCCATTTTGAGCGAGGTTGATCCAGAGCGGGCTGTGCTTCGACTTTTTTCAAAAGCTCTGCAATGTTTGCGGCCATGCTACTTTGCTCCTTTCTTGGTTGTTTGCTTTTTGGCTGGTTTGACATCGATGTCGGCGCGGATGAGGCTGCGAATGTATTCGGAGCGACTCATGCCTTGCTCCACTAATCGAGCGTTCAGCGAGGATGATGTTTTGGGGTCCAGCGAGATCGAGAATATCTTGTAACTCATAGGGAATGGTAACGGTTAATAACGGTTCTCATTGCGCCTGTCAAACAAAGATTGCAAAATTAACAACTGTTGTTAAAATACCTCATGAGAACTCACAAGCCAGTATCGGTGTCGTTGCCCGAAGAAATGTTTCGGGAGGCAGAGGCGCGGGCAAAAAGTCTAGGATTTAAAAGGGCGACTTATATCCAGCAACTAATTCTCGCGGATCTCAAAAAGGCCAAGGGCGATGACGCAGAGGCGAAGAAACGACCCGAGAAATAATACGGTAAAACCGGGGGTGCGCCCCCTTGCGGGCACGGTAAACGGGAACGGTGTTGCCGCGTATGCCCGACAGCCCTGATGCTCACCTTCCCGCCAGCTCTGCCCTTGTCCATTTCGAGACAATGGCAAAGATTGAAGACGAGCGGACGAAGGAACTGTTCACACCCACGGCAAACACGTTCCAACGGCGGCTTTTCGAGGCATACGAGACTTTGCTGGCGGTCATGCAGGCGGTTGATTTCGATTTCGAGATCCGCATTCTCGGGCTCAAGATCCGCCAGTGTGGAGGGACGACGGCCTCCAATCACATTATTTATCACCACTCGCAGAGATTCGCCACGGACTCGGTGATTATGACGGACGTTAAGCCCTCATCGAAGGAGGTTCTTTTGCGCATGAAGACGCTTTCTAAAGCCGACCTCTACCCGTGGAACAACCCGCTCGATCCACTCTCGGATCAACTCGCGTGGGCGAATGGCTCCCGTAGCCAGATCACCTCGGCAGAGACGCCCAACGCGGGCATCGGGCGAACTCGGCAAGCTGCGCTGCTCTCCGAGGTCTGCAAATACCCAAGAGGCGGCGTTAAGGATGACAAAAGCATCATGGCGGGCATTTTGCCGTCCATTAACCAGCTGGTGATCGCGGAGAGCACCCCTGACGGCGCGAGTGGATGGTTCTTTGAGCAGTATCACGGCACCAAGGACATGCCGGGGGCTTTGAGCCTGGACGCCTACATCGCGCAGCTGAAACAAGGCAACAGGAAACCCGGTAACGGCTGGGTGAAAGTGTTCGCGGCGTGGTGGGAGTTTGGCGAAAACGCTCGGCCTGTATCGGCGGGAGATCGCGCCAACATCTCCGAGAAACTGACGGCACGGGAGGCCAACGGGATCGCGACCTACGGCTGGACCATCGAGCAAATCGCCTGGAGGCGGGACATGCTGTTCTCGGAGTGCGGCGGGGATGAATCGCTTTTTGATTCCTACTATCCTGAAGATGACGTTTCCTGCTTCCTTTCTTCGGGCCGTCCGCGTTTCAATATGGGGGCGATTGTGGCCTTAGAGCGCAAACTGGTGAACTACACCACGGAGGAGGGCGCTTTGACTCCGCAGCGTGACGGTGTTGTGTTCGTCCCGCAGTATGACAACTATTCACCGATTCAGATTTTCGAGCGGCCTCGGCCTGGGTGCAAATATCTCGTTTGGTGCGATCCGGCGACCGGCGAGGACCAGACCGAGGGGAAAGACCCCGACCGGCATTCAATCGGCGTGTTGCGAGCCGGATACGTCGAGGGCGACACATGGCGGAATCACAAAGTCGTTGCCCGAGTCCGCCCGCCTTGCACCTCGGAGGGAGATGTCATCATTGACCACATCGCGAACCTGTCCGCGTTTTACGGTGACTGCTTGGTGGTGCTTGAAATCAACATGGGGCATTACGTTCTCAAGGGCTTGAAAGACAGAGGCGTTCCGCTGTTCAAACGTGAAATTATCGACCTGCACGACCGCGACGGCCCGCCGAAATTGCAATACGGCTACAAGCTCAAAGACAGGGACCAACGCCGCGAAATCGTGGTGTGTCTGGCTGCTCACTTGCGCGACGGTGCAATCGACGTTCCTTGTGGGCACATTTTGAAGGAGGCGAAAACCTTTATCATCGACAAAAACGGCAAGGAAACCGCCCGCGCTGGGTGCCACGATGATGATATTCTGGGGCTGGGCATGGGCCTTGTGTCCATCGGGGGCGCAACCCTCTACCGAGGCCCGCAGCGCGTGCGCCGGAAGCCAGTCGATCATCGGCAGTGGAAACGCCATCCCGGCTACAGTTAAGCATGGGACACCATAAGATTTAATAATGGAATTGACGGCTGCGGGGTATGTGTCATCAGTGGTAATGCGTAACGTAAACTGTCCAAAGGCAAAAGTCTGGATTCGCTGTGATGCGTTTGGTGGTGATGAGCGAGAATTTGAACCAGCTTGGCTTGTATCGGCTAGAGTAATGCGTAACCGTCCCCTCTGCTTCCAGGCATGGATTGAGAAATACGCAGCTTGCTATGACAAGATTCCGCCCCAGTGCCTTTATTGGTATGAGCCGGAAGAAGATCATCAGGCATTACCTCTCCACAAGGTGCAGATGTGGGAGTGTCTGTCTGGCTCCATTGAGGTATGGAGGAAAGATCAGTTGACCGATGTTCCTGTGTTAGTGAATCTGGGCAAGGGGCTGAAGCCGATCAGTGGACACTACTGGTTCACGGTTGATTACCTACCTGAAGGCCAGGCCCAAGGGGTCATGGATATTGGTGATTCTGAGTTGCTGGAGGAGCACAAGGAGGGCAACGTCATCCGCCTAGAAAATGGGCAGATTGCCGTGTACCCAAACAACCGCATTAAATGGTTGCCAGTCTCGTTGACTGGTAAAGATGCCGCATCAGCGATTCCTGATTGGACCGCAGCGTCTAATGCCCAATGGGATGAGTGGTGGCAGGACAGTGACGAGATTCTGGGTGACTCCAAATGGGCGTATTAACGATGAGATGACGAGCCCCCGACTAACCAAAGAAAGACCACCAAAATAATGAGCACTGAATCGAAGCTAGAGACACCCATCGACCACTCCGCTGAGGGGGTCGTCGTCCATCGCCTTGTTCGGCGTTTGCGGCGACTATTGGAAGATATGGACGCTGCGGATTGTGAGCTTGTGATGATGGAATCTGGCACTGTCACATCACTACATATCCGTCCGCAGAGTGAACACCACAACGATACCGACTTTGGTAAGCGGGCAGCGGACACAAGGGATGACTTTGGCCTCGCCATAGGAGGACACCGCTGCCCGTGACGCCGAACGATTAGTCTCATGGACGCGCCACCCACATCACCCGATTTCAGCAAGAACGCGCCCGGCGCGTTCCATGCAGACGCTTGTTCGTCTGCGGTTGATGCCGCCTGCAATGTTGCTGACTTCGTGCGCAACTACGTCAGACAGCGACAACACGCCATCCGCTGCCACTGCGACTCAATCCACGAAAACGCGCCGATCCAAGGCGCGGCTTGGAGGCTGGCGCTCGCTGAACTCGATCACGTTGCTGAGGCGTGCATCTCCGTATCTCGCCGGACGCTGAGTCAGACGAACGACCGAACTCTGCGACCTGCTGAATGACCACAACGCCAGCCAGTCAGTGCGACTCTCGAACTGCCAGCGAACCGCAGGTTCGCAGCAGTGAGCTTGTTATCCGGCCAGCACGTTTGAAGTATCGGGACGGAGAAGCGTGGGCTGTCGCCTGGTCGGGTGACTTTGGAAAGACAATAACCGTAACCAGCGAGGAAGTGCGCCTCTGCATTTTGCGAGGACAAATCGCGCAACTGCTGGCCGGATAAAGACAAGGCTCAGGCGACGGCGAGCATACCACAATGAAAACACCAAAGATCAACTTCGAGCCGTTGCCTGCTGCCGCTGGTTCTGTGAGGGATACTCCACGCACAGACTGGAGAGAAGCACGGTCAGAGGGACTGCACGATGAGTGGTGCTTCTCGCTATGCCGTCAGTTAGAGCGAGAACTGAATACCTGCCGAGAAGCACTTGAAGCCGCCGACGAATGCCTCTCGCTCATTGAGGACGTAGGACATGGAGCCATGTCAGACAACGTGACTGTCGCTCGCGGCATAGTCCTAGCTGCGCTTTCACAGAACGACCAAGGTCACACACAGACGGGAGCGAAAAATGACTAAGACTTCACCCCAGACGTGGCCGCTCCCGGCTGTTGATGTGAACCGCCTTGTTCGGCGGTTTTGTCGGATGTTCAAAGCGGATACCGCCCGCCTCTCTGCGCCGCTGAAAAAGACGATTTTCCTCATCATCGGCTTCAATCGGAATACCAAAGATGATCCCGGCCAATGGGTCGATCAGGACGGAAAAGTAAAGAACTGGAACTACGTGCAGGAATCGTGCATCGCCAGCGGTGACACCGTGGACGAGCTAATCGCCAGCGCAAAGCACTACAAACGACTGCAAGGCATGACATGGGAAGAGTTTTTCAGTCAGCCGAACAAAGCATTATCAAAAAGTCATGAGAATTAGACGCAAGGGCCGACCCAAAACCAGTGGCTCTTGGACGCCGGAGAAATCAGCCAAGGCGCACGCAGCCAAAGCTCGCAGGCGGATGGAGGCACCCCGAGACGATGAGCCGCGCCGAGTGCCCGAGGGCCAGTTCCTGGGAGTCATGCAATGGCACGCGGCGGACGGCACAGTTAGACGGTGGACCGTTAGGCAGGGGCCGAGGGCAAATAACATCGCTGTGACAGCCAAAGGCAAAACAGCGACTTGTGGCTGGGACTACCTTTTTCGCAAGCTCCGAAAACATCTATCCATCCCAAAAAGGATCTTTACCCGTGAAGGCGATCCCACTCCAGCATGATCGGCTCCAGCGCGACGTTTTCCCCATCGACTACCCGGCAACCCTTTGCGCACTCGATGACATGGCACCCATCAAACAAGATGACGGGCCGTTCCTTGTGGGCTTTGCACTTGGGCGCATTGGCCGCGAAGTGCTTCATCTTCCGCTCAATCTCGGTCATTTCCGCTTCTTTACCCTGGCCGTGTACAAAGCGGCCTGATTGGGTGACACCATGACCAGCACCGGCGATGCTTGGCTGGCCTGCTTGGCGAACTCGTAGAGATCGGTGCGCTGGCTCCACCGATGCAGATACGTCCTTCGACTCAGCGGCACCAGCTGCCGGTCCTTGGCCTGCTCCAGGGTAAGCGCATGGCGAAACCAAGCGGCCACGGTTAAACGGTATGCTCGAACCTCGGGGGTTGTAGTTGCTCCCATGGGATACTATCTTATGCTATCAGATGCCCTCCTCAAGAACAAAAGGCAAAAGCCCTCCAATTATCAGCGCCACTATACAGCATCCCGAACTAACTGAGGTGGAGATGCAGAGCGGACCCCATCCAAGGTCACATAGACGGATACCAAGGCAGATCGAGAACTGGATAGAGAGGTGCAAAGTGCTGGGGCTCCAGACCCGCCAACTGGTATGGGAGCTACATGTTTGCCAAGGTCATAGCAAGATCGAGACAGCCCGGTTACTCGACATCACAAGGGCCGCTGTGTGGCAGCATTACGAGGCAGCAAAACGAGAGATTTACGACCGTGCGCCCAAGAATCCAGAAGAGTTCGCCGCAAAGCGTGAGGAGATCTACGACCGCCTACTCTCCACCTATGAGGAGGCGTGCAAGCGCACGCAGGTAAAAACGATTGACCAAGAGACAGGGGAGGAAGTGCTACAGGAACTCGACGCGGATCCGCGCAATCTGGCGATCCGGCTCAAGTGCTTAGACCAGATGGCCAAGCTCCACGGGCTCAACTTGGAGAGAGAAACAGGCGCAGGGGATGAGGGCAAGGTGTATGCGACACCGGAGGATATCGCCCTGGCAGTGCAGGCCAGGGCGCTGGCTGTGCATGGCAGGGCAGGGGATGTGCAGGCCGCTGTTAAGGCGCTGACCAATGGGTGAGTGTCGGATTATCTGACACGGAAAAAGAAAATGTAAGATAATATGATATAGCCGTTGACGGCATGTCGTAATATATTACATTGGCGCACGCCCAGGTGGGCGAAACCGAAACCCAAACCGAATTAAAAATCAGTATGAACCACATCACAGAAGCCACTGAAATCTCAGAAATCTACGCCTCCATTCAAGTCGGAGAGATCCCCGATGTTAAGATCGGTGACACGATCAACGGGAAATACCTGATCATCGACTCAATCGGTAATTTCACGGAACTCGAAGAGGGTAAAAATTACTTCCTCTTTACTGAGGTGATCCGCAATCACTCGACCCAGCTGTCCTTCGTTGAGCGGTATGTCTCGACTGAGCAGCAACCGCTGCGCTCGGACCTCAAGCATTTAGAAGTGATCAGCGTCGAATCAGTCCCTCTTGCCATCGCAGCATAACCACAACCCAGAAACCCAGAACCAAATCAACAGTATGACCACACTCAACGAATACAAGATCCTCAGAAACGAAGCAGGCGAGCGGGCCGTCAAGATCCTCGCGACAGGGCAAATCATCCCGGCAGACATCGCGGGACTGTGCTGCGGTCCTGATGCGTGGCTCAGTGAGATCGAATGCAAGTGCCGCGACTGCGGCCAAAAGTTCCCGCTTCGCGAACTGCAAGGGAACGGCCAGTGGTGCGAACCCTGCCAGACCAAGGACATCGAGGACTAAGTTGCCACCCGTCTCCCCTGTGTCGCAGCGCAGGGGAGCAGGGTGCCATCAGGCCCAATAACCCAGAAATCAAAACAGTATGAAGACCCAAACCATCCAGCAGAAGATCGCCGCCCTCATCAAGTCCGACCCCATCGCGCTCATGTTCGTGCATGATGCGCTCATCAAGCAGACCGAGGCGGTGCTCGAAAACGAGGAGGCGACCCTGCTCGCCATGCAGAAGTCATTTGTGGCTGGCCCAGCGTGGGTCAGAGCCGCAAAGGATGTCAGAGCCGCAATCAATGCCTAACGGAAGCCATGATCACACTTCCCACCATCCACAACAACGGCACCGGGCGGCAAATGCTGACCGAGGGCTACGACAATGCAGCAGACAAGCTCCAAGACTTTATCGAAGCCTGGGGCAAAGTGGAGTTCAACGCCCGCGATTACTATGTGCAAGGTCCAGACGCATGGGTTAAGGCATTAGAGGAACGCGAGGCCATGAGCGCCAAGATCCGCGAGGTTCGCGACTACATCACCGAAATCCGCCAGCACCTCTACGACGCATGACACCCACCCAATACAAAGCCGAGCGCACAAAGCGCGGGCTCTCGCAGGCCCAGCTTGCTGATGCTCTCCAAGTCTCCCGCCAGTGCATCAACCGGCGGGAGGCAGGGGATGCACGCTACCCGATCACACGGGAGGCCGAGCTTGCCATCTTGGGGTTGCCGACTGGCCTCAAGTTCATCCCCGTCCCCAAGGCTGACCCTCGGGCATTGGCGGCAGAGCGCGAAGTCCTCGCCCGACTGGCCAACCCACAGCTGAAGCGTAAGTAGCCGTCAAAACCGGGGGTGCTCGCTCTTGCGTAGGCCGTGGCATCCTCGGTAACTGCGGGATGCTCGTTACCCCGCCCGCTCCATCGAAAGCCGATAGCCTCCCTCTCAAGGCCCGCATTGCCAGCAACACGCTACGCCGCAAGTCCAAGCGCAGCCCGCTGGAGGATGCTCTGAGCGCGGAGCAGGGCAAGCGAGCCGTCCAGATCGTCCAGTTCGCCCGGGAGCAATGGGCTAACTACAAGGCCAGTCTCTCCGCATGGCGCGAAAACCGACGCAAGTATGAGCAAGAGGCTGCCGATGTGTTCAAGCACCGCGAGTTGCCCGAGTTCGACGAAGAGGGCAAGCCGAGGGTGTTCGTCCTCAAGAATGATTCCCTAAACGTCGTTGGTGCGCTCGCTGAGTTTGCATCAGCGCAGGCCGAGCAAGATCTTTTCGGCGGGGAGCCATGGTTTGCCGCTGTGCCTGTGGGTCCGAGTGATCCGGCTCTCGCAGATGTCATGCAAAAGCACCTCCAGTGGCTCCACCGAGATGGACGACTGGTCGCGACCTACTGTCAAGGCGTCACGCGCTCGACCTGTCTCGGGGAATCGTTCACCGCGACGACCTACGAGATCGAGATGGACTCGTATGAGGCCGAGGTCGATGCGCTCCACCTCAATGGCAAGCCGCTGTTGATCGATGGCGCACTGGTCCGCACGACCGAGGAGGCTGAAGCCTACGTTGCTGCCGGAAGGCTCACCCTGCCAGCCAACGCCACGCTCGAATGGGGTGTAGCCTACGAGTCCCGCGATGAGATCCGCAGCCAAGGCACGGTCACAACGGTGCTGCAATACACCAACGTCGCGTTTCGCGAGGATGCGCCCGAACTGCTCCTCAAGCACACCAACTTCTATCATGAGGTCGAAATGCCAGTGCTCGAAGCCATGAGGCGCTACAAGCTGAACAAGGCCGATGCACTCAAGCTCGCAGGCATTGCCGAGGTTCGCACGACCGTGAAGGATGAGCATGAAGAGACGCCCGCCAAGCCGGACAGCCAGCACGACGCACTGGACGAGGTGCAATACATCGGCACCGATGAAGAGCGGCTCCTCAATAGCCGAGTGCGGCTGATTGTGGGCTACCTGCGCATCGATCCGTTTGGCACAGGCAAATCGTCCGACATCTGCATTGTCATGACGCCAGACGATGGCGACGACCGGCTTTGGTATGCGAATTACCTCGCCAACCTCTCCCCAGGTGGGAAGCTGCCCGTGGAGTGCCATCGGTGGGAAGCGGTGCCGGATCGGTTGTATGGTCGCGGGTTTTTTGCCAAGTACAGCCACGTTCAGAAGCAGGTTGACGACCTTTGGAACCAGATCGCCTACCGCAACGCCATGCACGCCAATCCGGTGACAGGCTACGACGCCAAGCAACTCCAGAACGAGGAGGACGAGACAGACGCCAAGCTCGCGCCGGGGATGACCAAGAACCTCAAGCCAAACGCCAAGATCAGCGATGTGTACCAGTTCCTCGCCATGCCCGACCTCGACGACAGGTCGATGGAGCTAATGAACATCGGCATCCAGATGGTGCAGCTGCGCAGTGGCATCACCAGCGCCTCGCAGGGGGACATGTCCAGCGTTCCAGAAAACAACACGGCCACGGGCATCCGCCAGCTGATGTCACGGGCCGCTGTGCTGCTCAAGAAGCCGGTGCGTGGACTCCGCAGATCGTTCTCCCGTGACTTCGCCTTCAACACGAAGCTGACCTATGCCAACTTCAACCGTGACGAGGCGTTTCAATGGGGTGAGGGCGAGAATACCGAACTTCTGACCCTCGAAGGCGACAAAGTGAAGAATCTGGATATCGATGTGCGGATGCTGCTCACCCAAGAGCAGAACCAGACCAAGCTGGAGAGCGCCCAAATCGCCATGAGCGCGATGCAGCAGTATCTTGCGGCACTGGAGCCGGACAAAGCGAGCCTTCGCCCTCTCGTCCTTCAGATCATCAAGGCGCTGGAGTTCGACCAAGCGGATGAAATCGTGCGCCAACCCGTCCTAAACCTCGAAAGCATGATGCAAATGCTACCCCCCGAGGAGCAAAACCGGGTAATGATGCTCTTGCAGTCTCAGCAAATGGCCCAAACATTGCCGCCGTCAGTCAATCCCACACCTCAAACACAAGCCCCTGTTATCCCATGAAATATTATTCCATCCTACTCGTCATCGCCTCTCTCTTCACGGCCTCGCTAGCCTCTGCGCAGGTTCAGACTCTGGATCGAGCCTCTCAGAATCTCGTTGCGGGCTCTGATAATCTCAATGTCCCGGCTTTGCCAAGCCTGTCCGTGTTTTCGCATGGTCTGCTTGACTTGAACAACAAGGTTCTCATTTCAGCATGGGGCGGAAAGTTGACCGCTCCGGCAAGCACCGTCACCACCGGCGTAACGAGCATCGGCGTTCAGAGTCGCGCAGTCATCACCAGCGCGGCGACCATTGCGCTTGTGCCTACAGCTTGGAACTCGGCTTACTCACTGACTCCGGCGCACACGGCGACCATCAATCTGACGAAGACCAATTGCGTGATCGGCAGACAGTATCACTTCATCATTACTACCTCGGGGACGACCAGCTACACGCTGACCTTTGGGACCAACTTCAAGAGCACGGGCACGCTGGCCACAGGGACCACAACCGCAAAGGTCTTCGTCATTACGTTTGTGTACGACGGCACCAATTTAAACGAGGTAAGTCGGACGGCTGCCATGTAGGCGCCAAAGCGCGAAACCTTAATCCCTCCTCGCCATGCCTTCTTCCAAGCCAGCCAAACCGACGTTTCAAAAGCTCGATGCGATGCGCCGAGATGAGGGTGATATTGAGCGGCTGATTGCCGCAGTGGGGCGGGCCATTGTGCCATCGTCCGATTTTCGGGCCGTGACGCCGAGCGATACCGCACCAATCGCAAAAGGGCCAGCTAAGGCGTTGTTTGTCGGGGGCGCAGGCAATGTGGTTGCGATCAATGAGTTTGGCGTCGCCATCACGTTCACAGGAGTTCTCGCGGGTTCGATTTTGCCGATCCAGACAATCCGTGTCCACGCCACCGGCACCACTGCTACCAACATCGTCGCCCTGTAACGACTCATGCCCGCCCTCGGACTCGCATTCGGATTGGCCTTCCCTCGACCGAGTGGGAGTGCTGCTGCGTCTGGGGGCGGACCTTTTACGGCTGGTTTTTGGGACGACACAACAACTTGGGACGACACAACAACTTGGAACGATTAATTTATGCCACTCTCGACTATCAACAATGGCGCATCTTCGGCTACGGCACGGGCTGCGATCAACGCGGCAATCAATGAAATCAACAATAGGACTCCATTGGTGCGAGGCAGTGGAGTGCTTCAAGGCTACACGGTCCCGGCAACCAGCGCCACCTCTCCTCCTGCATTGCAATATTCGTTCAGTTATGGCGCTCCCGTAAACGGATATATCGCATTCATTCTCGACGGTACGACAGTTACCATTTATGTGGAAGACAGTGATCCTTCCGCAGCGTATTGGGTGGACACTAGTGCCGCTAGCACCGCAGCCGAAATCGCTACTTTGTTTAGCAATTACATTAACGCCAACTTTTCGGTAACTGCGGCGGTCGATGTCGACGTTGTTACCATTACCAACGCAAACACGGGTTCTGGGGCAATCTTAACTCACTCCGCAAACACCACGAACACAATGACGTACTTCGGCGGAGGAGGCACGGGGACCAATGCCGTATCAGGCTCGGGCAGCGTTGAAGAGGTGACGCTGATTGCGCAGAGCGGCACCAAAACCATCAAGCCTGTAAAAATCATCGCGCTAGGAGGAGGAGTTAATGTTGCGGTAGAAATCGCGCTAAAAGTAGGATCGACTTACTACCCTGTTGTAACCAACCTTGCCTCTGGATACGGTATAGGCGAACCCTTACCAACTCATGCTGAATGGGTATCAGGTCGCGCATCTGCTGCTTTGGTAGCACGGATGGTCGGAACGGTGCCGAATGGAGGCTCTCAACGAATCCTCGCCATCGTTGAACAGATATGAAAACGCTGTTGAGAATCCAGTTTGGTTTGCTGGTGCTTGTGCTGGTGCTCGCGGGTGCGCTCACCTCATGCAGTCTGCTCATTGGTCTGCGCCAGACCAACCCCAACGGCCATGTTCCAAACATCGTCGAAAAATGGTGGATGGAACAACAAGCTGACAACAACTCACGCTGAAACACTATGGGTAAACCTCTCGACTCAATCCTTGCTGCTCCTCCGCTGACCAAGTTGCCGGGGATTCCTCGCGCACCTCAAGGTGGGCAAGATGCTATTGCCGAAGTCGCTGCGCTCGCTCGCCAGCAAGCCGCTGATTTGCCTGCTTCGGCTTCGCCGTTTGAGGTGGTGCAGGAAACTCCCAGAGGGTTTTCATTTTCGTTTTCACTGAACCCTACTGAGCGCACATTCGACTTTTCTTCGCCTCACGCACTTCGCACCCAGATCGAAAGCGTTGAGGGGCAAATCAAAGGCACGATCCACTTTTAGCCATGAATGTGCTTCTCCATTTTGCGCTGGTCATAGCCGTTGGGCTGTTTTTTTCAGTGGCATTGAATTGGATGGCCAAAACCTCTCAAAAACTACCCAAATGATGACGACCCCTCACGCCATTGACACCATCACCGGCTCAATCTCTGCACTGATCGTTGGAGCGCCCGCCATCATCCACGCCGTCATTGCAGAGATCGGCATCCCTACGCCCGAGTGGGTCGGCTCACTGACTCAAGTCAGCGCGTTCGGGCTTGTCGCATGGATTGTGTTCTTCATGTTCACGAAATGGCTACCCAGCCTCCAGGCAGCGGCAGCGGAACAACTGAAAGAGCAGCGGGAAGCCCACACCGTCGCCTTGCAGGCCATTGCGGATGCTCACCGACAAGCGGTGACGGTCTTAACCGCTCAGTTTGGCGACAGTCTCCAAACGCAACGCCGCGACCTACTCAATATCGTTGAGGCCCGCAATGAAACCGACAGCCTGAAAAGCGCCCCATCCCGATGAGCCGAGACGCACGCACCATCACCGAAACACGCGAGGCAGTCACGGCGCTGGTCCTCGCGTTCGACGCATGGGTGCGAATCAATGCAGACGGCAAGCGCACGGTCATGGAGTTAGTCACCCTGTTCTCGCTGGTGCCACCCGCGTGGGAAGCGTTGCAAAACGCTGACCAGATCATGGCCGAGGTTAAAGACTTGGATGGGCTCGAAGCCGACGAGTTGATTGCCGCCGTCGCGACCAAGCTCAACCTGCATATTTCAACCCATGAGATGCGCCTCAAGATCGACAAGATTCTGATCGCCGCTCATGCCATAGCCGACGCCACCGCTCAATGGTTCGGCATCAATCCACCCCGAGCCGAAATAGTCCCATGAACCGATTCTTCTCACCCGTCCAAGCCTTCATCCAAGCGTCATTCCTCGCCCTAACCAAAGTCGATGGCAAACCCGGCCTGAGCGTCGATGACTTCAACGTCATCCTGACATGGGTGCGGACTGCATCCCGTGAGTTCACCGAGTCCAAATCAGGCCAGCAACGGGCCGAGTATGTGCGCGAGATGATCTTGCGCGTCTTTGGCACACGCGTTCCGAGTTGGACCGCTGACATCCTTGTTTATCTGGCCTACACGTTTGCCAAACGAAAGGGGTGGATTTGAACACCAACGAGATCAAAGCGATGCAGGAGCGCATCGGGGTCACGGCTGATGGCTTTTGGGGTCCGCTCTCCATTGCGGCGTGCAAGCGGCATCTCCGCGCTTTGATGCCATCACCTAACCCATGGCCAAAGCCTGACCGGGCCAGCGTGGAAGCGTTCTTTGGTCGTCCTGGCGATGAGAGTAATCTGGTGCCGTTTGAGTTCCCCTATCCAACCTACTACGGCGGGAAGCAGGTAACGCGGGGAAGGTGCCACAAGAAAGTCAAAGACTCGCTCTTGCGGATCTTGCGTGACATCGGAGATCGCTACGGCCACGCCAAAGCCATCATGGAAGAAGCCGAGGACTACGGCGGAATTTTCAACTTCAGACAGAAGCGCGGGGGTGGCAGCTTGTCCCTTCATTCGTGGGGAATCGCTATCGACTTGGACGCCGATGACAACATGTTCCGTGATCACTGGCCGATGCGAGCCGACATGCCGTTGGAGATCATGGAGTGTTTTGCCCGCGAGGGCTGGCTCTCGGCTGGCGCTTTCTGGGGCTACGATGCCATGCATCACCAGAGCACGCAGTAGGCTGGAAGGTTGCCCGCGCCAAGGATTCCAAGCAGGCGGGCGGCTACTCAATCAGGGGATGTCATGAGGCACCCTCGGTTTTGACTCTCTTGGCTTATCAAGAGGGCATACTATGCCATCGCATACGCGAGACAACCGAAAACCGGGGGTCTAAGTGGCAAAACCCGGCTTGACCGCTATTGCGACGCCAAAGCAAGCCTGAACCGTGCGGGTCTATGATTGATACCTCCCCTACTGACGGC